CTTCCTGATATTGTTCTTCGGTTAGCCCATGCCAGCCAATGCACTTGCCATTGGGACTACGACCACAGCCGCAAGCACCAAAATCATCGCCGTTGTCTTTTTTATCTTTTACTCTTATTTGCATATTAAATTCCTGTTGTATCATAAGTTTGTGCAAAGATATCTTTCTTTACTACACCATAATCGTTTGTATCGTGTTTAACGATATAATCATTACCTGCTGTATAATGCATTGTTTCTCCCCATGATGTAGGAACGCTACCGTCATGATCAGCAAGTTTAGCTAGTTTAATTATTTTTTTAGGACTAGCAACACCGTTACCTAAATCGTCTTTAAGTTCTTTAAAACGTTCAGGTGTAATTGGATACTGCTCACCTTTTGGTCCTGTCATGATATAAAAGCCAGCGTCATACTTAACAGGGCCTTCCAGTGTTTCAATAGTTCCCGGTTCAGTGGCAATCTCGTAGCGTTCTCGAGCAGGTTTTTTAAATGTTTTAAAACTACCTTGATTAAACCAAGTATCATTAATCTGCGGTACAACCACTTCGTTTATTTTCATAGTGTTCCCTATTATAACGCAGGTAACGCATCATAGTCAATACTATCACTCATCACACCGATAACATAATTAGTCGATTCGTTTTCTTGTAATGCTGTTTGCTTTTTACTTGTATCGCTGTGCTTGTTAAACCAAGGTATTGGTGTCGACTTTGGTGCAGGACTTTGATATTTAATGCCTATTTCCTTTAAAGCATTTGCCGCTGTATAATCAACAAATTCTTTAAGAATGTTAGCATTTAATCCAATAACAGGGCCCATCTTAAACAAATAGTCTGCCCAGGCTTTTTCTTCACGTATAACATCCATGTACAGTTGATATACTTCCTGTTCACATTCCTGCTTAATGGCAGCGAATCTAGGATCTTCTTTGACCACTTGATTGATAATGTATGCAGTCCAGCCTTTGTGTAACAATTCGTCTTGTAAAATCAAACTAATAATGTTACCGTTACCAATAAAGATCTTGTTCTCCACCATTGCCAAACTTGTAGCAAATGATACCATAAAACGGAAAGCTTCTAATGCATAACTCGCGTGTAACGCCATGTAAATTGCTCGTACATAATCTTTTTCTATGACTTCGCCGCCGACTTCTTTGATACAATTAAGTTTATGCAATGCATCGTAGTAACGACCAACGCTTGATGCCATGTCCACAATCTCTTTTGTATCGTGAATAGTATTGAATACTTCTTTAGGCACGTTGTAAATGTTACGAATAATGTGACTATAACTACGACTATGAATGTTTGTTTCAAAGAATGTCCAGTTGTATACCAAAGCTTCTAGTTCGGGTAAACTAATAACAGGTGCGAACACTTGGCTTGGGCCACGGCCCTGCAAACTATCCAGTGCGGTTTGACGCAGTAAGTTACTGGTAAAGATATGCTTGACTGCATCACTGGCATCCTTAAAGTCGCTGGCATCTTTGGTCAGTGATACTTCTTCTGGTACCCAAAAGAAACCACGTGCTGTTGTTTCAAAGTCTGCAATTTTTTTGTACTTGACTTCCTCAAATCTCTGAATGGTCACTGGGCCTTCTGGGTCCAGGAACATCTTACGATTTAAATAATCTGTTTTAGTAGTTAAGTTATATTGTTGTTTGCTCATTTGTAATTTCCTGATGCAAGTACTATCTTGCAAATATGTTCAAGGCGTTCTATATGCTCATATGCACGCCAAGGAGTGTTATCTATTGCAACTACTCCGTGTCCTTTAATACCTACAATATCATAGGCAATATTGCCGTTATTGTCTAATTGTAACTGCTTATGGCATTGGTCTGCAAGCTCTTGACTAATCGGAGCTACATCGCCTACATTTGGTGCTACCTTTGTATAACGATTGAGTTCTGGGAAAGCATCGCTGATGGTACTCAAATCTATGCCAGCATGCATGGCGGCAATACAGTATGTTGGATGCACATGCACTATTACTCGCACATCATCTTTGTGCTGACCCATTTCTTTTTGTAAGCCAAAATGTAAAGGAATTTCTCCGCTGGGTACTAAGTTCTTACTGATATCAGTGTAGGGAAGATCACGCCAACTATAATTAAAGGCGGCGCTTCCATAGCCACTGTGAATACTTTTATCAATGGCGATCTTTTTAAATTGATCTGGTTGTAGAGTTTGTTTCCGAACTCCGCTGGGTGTAATATAAAAGTGATCACGATCGTGATGGCGAATACTTACATTACCGTCACGACTAGTAATCCAGTTACGCTTGTAAGCGTCTACCATAATATCGCAAATTGTTTCTAACATTATAGTTTACATGCCTCGCAGTCATCATCAAGTTCGTCTTGTTGATTAAAATTCAAACTAATGACATTGTCTGGTTGCTGTTCTTCTACCGCACGACTACCCGCTTTATTAATCAAGCTATAGTAGAATGTCTTCAAGCCCCAATAATGAGCTTGCATTAAATTCTTAGCAATCAATGTTGTAGGGACTTTTCTATCAGCAAAGTGCGCAGGATTATAGAATGTATTAGTACTAATACTTTGATCAACATAGGCTGCAATAACACTTGCTGTCTTCAAGTAACCATCACAGTCTCGTTGTTCCCACATCAACTGATATTTGTTTTTCAACTTATGATATTCTGGTACAACTTGTGTAAATGATCCAGCTTTACTTTCTTTGGTGCTAATCAAGCTCATTGGCATTTCGATACCGTTAGTTGAATTGATAACAACACTGGAACTTTCTACGGGGGCAATTGCCATTTGTGTAGCATTACGAACGCCATATTCTTTCATATTGGCACGTAATGTTTCCCAGTCTAATTCAGGTGTAAAGTCTGTTAATTCATTAACACCACTGGCACGCAATTCCCAAGGGAATATGCCTTGTCCATAACGTGTCTTATCGCTGCCTAAACATGCACCACGTTCTTTGGCTAACTCAACGCTGGCTTCAGTTAGATAGTATGCTTGGTGTTCCATCCAAGATTTAACTTCATGAAGTGCATCTTTGTCGCCGTACTTAAGACTGCGCTTGGCATGCCAGTATGCTAGGTTAGTAATGCCAATACCTAGTGGACGAATTTCGTCGTTGCTTAGTTTACTTTGAATACTTAAGAAGTCTTGGTAATCAAGAATATTGTTAAGACTGCGGTGTAAAATACGGCAAGCACGGCGCATATCCTCGGGGTTACGGAATGCTCCCCAATTAATACTGCCAAGAGTACAAAGGGCAATACGACCATCAGCATCGTCGAGACGCTTAAAAGACTTAGTAGGAAGTAGAATTTCACAGCAGAGATTACTTTGATAAATTGTATGGTACTCAGGATCGAATGGGCCTTGATTCATTACGTTGTCAACGAACACTAGATATATACGTCCAGTGTCTGTGCGTTCTTTTAAAATGCCAGACTTGAATACTTCTTCTGCTGACATTGTTTTCTTACGAAGGCCAGACTGCTTTTCATATTTTACATAGAGTTCTTCGAATAGTTTAGTGTTACTATAAAATGCTTGGTATAAATCTGGTACTTCGTTGGGGTCAAAGAATGTTATCGCTTCCTTGTTTTTGAATCGTCTCCAGAAGAAAGCCGACAGCACAATCCCATAATCCATATGACGGACTCGGGTTTCTTCTGTTCCTTGGTTGTTTTTAAGTACAATAAGGTCGTCAAACTGGTGATGCCAGATTGGATAAAAGACAGTAGCACTTGCATTGCGAATTCCTCCTTGTGAACATGAACGCAGGTCTCCAAACCATTTCTTTAAAAATGGAATCATACCTGTGTGCATGATTTCGCCGCCCCTAATGGGACTTCCTAAAGGACGTAGTCGCCCAATTTCTAAACCAATGCCAGCACGTTTGCTGGCATACTTGGCCATCATTTCGCCACTAGCAAAGATACTGTCAAGATCGTCATCACTGCGTATAAGCACGCATGAACTAAATTGCTTGGTGGGAGTGCCCAGACCAGCAAGTACTGGAGTAGCAAGAGTAAATAAGCCATCACTAGCCGCGTTGTAATATTCTTTGATGAATCTAAGTCTTGCGTTGTTTGGTTCCTCTTTGTGGAAGACTGTGGCAGCGGCCACCATGTATCTAATCTGGGGAGTTTCATAAATTTCTTTTGTGGCCCTGTTACGAACTAAATATTTTTCAATTAATTGTTCAATAGCGGCATAACTATATTGTTCGTCTTTGTCATGCTCAAGCATATCATTCATCTTATTCCAGTCTTCTCGAGTATACCATTCCAATAATTCACTGGTATAAAGACCGGTTGCAACATTTTTTAAAACAATGTCATAGAGATGCGGTGGTTGATAATCTCCATATACATCTTTGCGCAACATACTTAGACGCTGTTTACCTGCCACATACTGATAGTTGGTATGACCCACGTCCGGATTGGCTTCTACATCGATAAGATTAACTATGGCTCTAAGTGTAATTTCATCAATTTCCTTGGTAGTTATACCATCGTAGAAATGCGGCTGAGCCTTGATCTCTATCATACTTTGACTTACGTCGGCGATACCACTGCATACTTTGGCGATCTGTGCTTGCCATTTTTCTACTGCTAGTAACTCTTTACTTCCATTCCTTTTAATAACGGTGATGGGTTTGGCTGATGACATTATTATTTTTTCCTTTATTCTTAAACTTCTTTTAGTGTTCTATTTAACCTAGCAAACTTATTATTCTATTATATTTTAATATGTGCCAGGTCGCCTCTGACTGTTACTGCCAGCAACTCGTAGTCCATGTCGTCTACATGTTCTATATGACCCATAATATAGTTTAAAATCAATGTTTTATCAATGGCGACAACTAGATGTATGTCTTGCTCTGACTTATTATTGATTAACCATAGTTCACAGTTCATGTCTGGATATAAAGTCCAAAAAGTATATGCTTGACCCAATGCTATTGCACTGCGGCAAAATTGTCCTGTACTTATCATGTCCCAGGGTGTGGGCCAAGTCTCAGGCTTATATGGGTCTATTGTTTTTCGCACCCAGGGTGCATATGTCCACCAATCATTAATCAATTTAATGGCCATTTCCTTGCCGGCTTCGGCAGATTTCTTTCTAAGGTCTCTCCAACTAAGAATTTTCTCAGTTGTATTACCGTACCAATGTGTTAGATCGTGTTCCAAAGTTGTATGTTATAGTAAAAATTCGCGTGATGTACTGTAGGGTTCGTGTATGTTAAGTGAACTCTATTATTTTCTATTCTTGCATCAAATGTAATACCTGACGTGCCCATGCCGCCACCTATGTCTGTGACTCCAACAACGATGTCGTCAGGATTCACTGGTGTAGGTAATATATTTGCATTTGTTATCAATTTTAATATGCCTATGTGCATATCTCCAGCTGTATTTACAATACTATAATTTAATATAGCAGAATTGCCATTGGCAATATTCCAGTTTAATCCAGTGTCTCTGTTAATAACATTATTCAATAACTGTGTCATTTCCATGGTAGGATTAATGGTGTTATTGATCACAGAAAGTTCTGTGTTATAGGTTATTGTTACTAGTACACCTGCAGGTGGTGCAGTATCCCAGACTAAGTCTGTACCATCTAAACGAAAATTAATACCAGGAGCTTGTTCAACTCCGTCCACTAGTATTTTCATTTGGCCCGGGATCAGACTTTTATCACTGATAGTAAATCTAGTAGTTTCGCCGTCGGTGACAAACTCTAAAGGAGTGTTTCCAATAAAAAGTCTGCGATAGTCCACTGCGTAGCCGAACTCACCCTCGTCTAATACTGGTAAGTCATCTAAGTCGCCTCTACGAACTTGTATTTTTGCAATTATTGTTTCTGCCATAGTAAAACTATTTATCTGTAATACTGATCTACACGCTGTACCCACTGTGCGGCATAATGATCAAATTCGCTGCCCTCTATGATAAAGCTCTGTAACTTGGCATCTCTGTCCACTATGTTAATAACTGCCTTCTTGATATCTGTACCGTGTACTTCGTTGTGCGCCAGTGCATATGCACAACACTGTAGGAAATAGTCTTCGATCCATTCCTTCTTTTTAGTTTTCTTAGTAGTTTTGTGATCAATGATAGCGGGGACGCCCTTGTGTACACCTATCATGTCACTGGTACCGGCATACAGTTCGGGATAGTACAGTGCCGCTTCAATGCCCCAGACTTCATCGATATCACAGAACGCTTCATTGATCATAGTGTCTGCCATGGCCTTGGCCATGATCTGAACTTGATTGTTACCCGAGGGGCGATCTTTGCCCAGCACATAATTTTCTAAGTGCGTATGCACCAAGGTTCCAAGACCTGCTGACTCTGTACTGATCCTAGTAGCTTCTGCGTCGCCCACACGTTTGCGCCATTCTAAAAGAAAAGTCTTATCTTTGGTGGAATCCAGCACTGTGGTAACACTGGGCACTTTGAATCCATCAGGGCAAGCGTATAATCGCTTACCTGTGGATTCGTCTCGTTTTAATTTTTGATATGTATATACTGAGTTGAAAAGCATCTAGTAATTATACTTGTTTAATTCCTAGATGTCTACCTGTTTTATTACCAATAAACAGACCACTTAAACGTATCACCAGTTGTACCATTTACCCGTCTGTCGATCTGATAGCCTAGACCATAAAAATAATCGACAATTGTGGCCATTTGTTGTTCTTTGACTCTATTTGGTACACTACCCTGCCAGGCCTTAAAGTATTCTCTTGCAGAATTAATATCGTCTGTGGTATTAGTCATAAGAGTACCTGTGATCTCAACACTTAATTCACCTTCACCGGAGGCTGTTAGAATAGCCAATTCCAGTGTTCGAATTTCATTGAAAATAATAATATCGTTTCTAGACTTAGCTCTGGCCTGTGATGCAGTTAACATTATTCCTGTCATGATAAACTATCCAAATTATCAAGTGCCTGCTTGGCCGCAGTGGCTTTCATTCTATTGGTGTCTCTGTCTGTTTGTTGTTGCACTTTTTTACTTACGCCAGTGTTTATATCTATTTGATCCAAAGTAGCATTGGCGATAAGATCTTTGAGTTGGCCGGTGTGGCCATTGATAATGCTAACCAATAATTCAGGAGTTACAGTTCTATCTCCTAGATCATTGATTAGCTGTTGCATGTCAATGTGTTCCACACCCTCTGCTTTGGCACGAACTAGAATACTGGTTAGAGTATCCAATAGCTGTGAATCAGAGTCAACAAATTCGTATAAGCGCATTACTTCAACTCACGGCCTGTTGGTAGTTCTTCTTCACCACTGGCCGCGTCGGCTGTGGCAAACTCGTCACCATCCATGCCTAAATCAGCTGTAGGATCAGGTAAACCGCCTGATAGGTCTGGGGCTGTTGCTGGTGCTTCACCAGTTAGTACACCAACTGCGTTGCTTAGTTCATCTTTGCCTGCTTTTACAGACTGTAATAATGTCTGCAATGCGGCGTCTGCGGCATCATTGAATTGGTTACCTACTTCTTGACCAAAACTAACTTTTAGTTTTTCAGCCAGTGGCATTAATTCATCTGTGGCCATTTTAGCAACATCTTCTGCCATACCCTGTAGTTTTTCTACCATGTTCTTAGCAACTAAAATTAGTTCCGCCTGAGCAAGATCTTCTCCGCTTTGTTCACCTAACTTGCGCTTGGGTCTTGCAGGTCCAATCTCTTTTAGAATTGTTTTTAATGCTTCAATGATCATAGTGTTTTTAACATAACGATCATTGCGTTGGTAATCTACTACAGAAGTAGACATGTGTTGGTTTTCTGTAACCAACTTGGCTATCATAGTTTGTACTTTAACTGCATCGCCGTAGGCAGCTAATTTTAAGCCATATTGGCTTGTTAAGAAGTTCTCAACGACACGTTGTTTGCGTTGCGCCGGGTTAAAAATTTCGGAGGTGTTCATAGTGGTATCCTTTAGTTTTATTTATCAATATATTTTAGATATTTCAGTTTTGATATCTTGCAATCTAAACTTGGCCTGACTCAATCTTATGTTGAAAAGGTCTTGTAATTCAGTGTCTTTGGCTGTTTTTTCCCGATAGTATCGTATATCTTCTAGACATCTATAATACTCTTGGTCTAATTCGTATATTATTTTATCTTTTTGCTTGGGACTTGTAATAGGTTTTGTCAGCCACCAAACAATGTTAAGAGCGCTGGATAACAAAGCAATATGTTCGTATATTACGTCGCCGGATTGTATGTCTATTATAAAATAATCATTTTTATCCACGGCGGATAATTTATAACGTTTTGCCAGTATTACACCTGTATCGTCATCTACTGCAAGTGCCAGTAGCCCTATTATATTTTTCGGTACCGCTTCTTCTATTAATTTTGACACTTGCTTACTCAGCAACCTAGTGTCTATTTTATCTTTTGAAAAGGGTATATTTGATTTCTTTGTTGTCTTCATTGTACTGTCGTTTAATAAGACCGAGACTTGTTAATTCTTCTGCTAGTCGCTGGCTGCGTTCATCTAAATCTTTGTTGGTAACAGATTCCATTTCTTTGAGCATTTCAAAGAAACCTCGCTGTTCGTTGGTTATCATACAACGTAGGCCGTTGAATAACTCGCCCATTCTCATCGTTGCATCCTTTGTAACAGGCTTTGTATCTGCTTTACTTCTGGTTTATTTTTATTGGCAGGGTCTGCTATCATATTATTTACATCCTGCTCCTCGTCGTCCTGTGCCTGTGGTCCATTGGGGTTGGTTGGTTTACCGGCTATTGTGGGACTGGAGCCCACGGGCTTGATGGGTTTGAATCCAGATGTCCTACTAGCCGTTGGTACTGAACTATATTCCTGTGCCACTGTAAATCTATCATCGTAATTTGCCATTATAGTTCTTGCGGCGGTTTCGTCACCTTTGCTCATAGCGGTGACAACATCTAAGACGTCGGTAAATTTCATCTTTTGTGATACATTGGATACATCAGAATCTGACATACTACCACTTTGATCCAAAAATCTAATTAAATCTGTTAGGCTGCGCTCCATGGTTAACTCCTATTTGCTGCTTTATTCATAGTCTTTAATCTCTTACTTAGCGGATTAAACTTTTTTGTTCGTGCACTTTTCCTAACGATTTTAGCGTTAAAGCGTTTTCTAATTCGCTTCATCTTAAAACGCTTTTTCATGTCTATGGCTTTACTGCACGCACCAGTACTTGCCACAGTTCTACCCTTTTTTCTACCACTGGTACAGCGAATCATGCGCTTTAATTTCTTACCACGTTTGGCCCAGACTCGTTTAGCCTCTGTCAAAGGTTCCGCTGTGTCTTCGACAATGACTTCGAATTCCATTATTTTAGTACCGCCATGATCTTATCTATGTGAGCCGTTGCCCAGCTTAACACCACCAACGCGCCAGCAGCGGTGTATGTCCATTTATCTTTTAATTTTTCCATTTCGGACATTTTTTTAGCAAGTTCTGCATGTTGTGTACAGCTGGCGCCATACATTTCATCTAACTTAGCTTTTAAATCATCTCTGGTCTTATCAAGACAATCATGCATTTCTTTGACATCAGATTTCAATTCATCCATTTTACTGTCAAGATTTTCTACTTTGGTCTCAACTATTCCCAATCGTTCCGCTGCTGATTTCACCATTAACACAAACTCCTTGTAAAAACGTGTTATTAAATTTATTATTTTTGTGCCTGAATATTGTGCCAATGGACGGGTGCCTAAAAACTTACTTTTTATTTATCTAATCACAGATTGTCGTTGCGAATAAAGTATATATTCTTTCTCTGAGAACTATTGGTTTCAAATACATCTGTATCAAATACCGCTGTTTCATCCAGGTCTGTGTACACGGGTAAGCCGTCTATGTCCCTAACCAATGTATCCACTGTGATACTGCCCACACGTTCACTGGCAAATCGTAATACCCAAAAGTTGTGCGCACCTGTAAAATCTGAACCAAAATTAAAATCATCTAGCTCCATGGCAGTGATTTTTTCAACACTGGATAATGTGGGCTGACTGCCTAGGCTAATTGCTTGCAATAAAGCATTTAAGTTTTGTGCTTGTTCATATACTGTACCTGCATTTGGGTCAAAAATACCAGTATCTGATATATCAACCAATGTATAGCATGAAAAATATTCCACGTTGCCGCCTATAAATTCACCTGTGCGACCCGTGCCGTTTCTTGTAGTCATAATAAAACTCCTTTACTATATTTAATCTTCTTCAGCCAAAGAAAAACCGCAGATCTTACGATACTGCGGCTTCCCATCCCGAAATAATTACATTCTAAAAATTAGAATGCTACGTCACCAACGTCAAAACCGTCAACTTCTGTTACGTCTTTGCCTTCGATGATCATGTTAACTACATCGCTTGTACCAGCTGTGAAAGCGCCAATAGCTGTAATTGTGCTTGTCAACTGAACTGCTTTTACTAGATCATTCAACTCGTCCTGAGTGATGTTTGTCTTAGCAAAAGACTTAATGAATATTTCGCGACCGATTGCTGCGAACGGGGCTGCATTTCTTGCCATAATAAAATTCTCCTGATTGTTTCTTCGAAAAACTATGTTTTCTTAATTTTATTTATCTTTCTTATTGCGAACTAGGTTATAACCAGCGCCATGTGCTTTCTTGTCGTCGGCGCCCATACCAAGGTTAGCCAGTTCTGCATCTATAGGTCCTTTGAGATCATAGCCCTTGGTTTTTCCTAAATCACCTAAAAACTCGGCTATCTCACTGCGTTTTGCAAACCTGCGATAGTATTGCATCATTCTAGAAATTACTAACTCTCTTTGCATGTGATTGATATTAGGCCAATCCTGTGCCAGTCTGCGTATGCTTCTGAGAGTACTATCTGTTATATTCAACTGCTTTTCTAGACGCAAAAGCAATACTGCCGCATCTTCAGATCTTATAGAATTTTCAGATACTAGGTCTAAATAACGTTTTACAGTGGGTAATTGTGGTCTGAGTTTTTTACGTAGAATACTGTCTTGTTCCGGGTTGTCTGCTATTGCTTTGCTAAAGGCGCTGTTTGGATTACTGATTATATTCAAACTGACATAAAGATCTGTGCCTATCAGTCTTGGTTTGTTAAAATTTCTAAACCCCATGGTTCTAGTACTGTATGTACTTGCAACGGATGCAGTTTCGTATTCAGAGTTTAAGATAAACAAACCAACGAGGTCAAGAAAAGCAAAATTTGCAACATCACGCAGATTCATTCTACCTAGGCCGCCGGCTCTATATTGACGACTTTCAACCAATAAGTCCCAGGATTCTAAATGTGCAAAGTCTTCTGTAATTTGTTCTGTCATTTTGTTTCTTTTATTTGTTTAATTCCTCTGCGGAATTTACTGTCGTCACCGGTTCTCAAACTGTTGAATAATCTTTTAATTAAATCCTCGCTGGAGTCTTTATCAAAATTTTCTTGAATATATTCTACCAAATATTTGGTACCTGCGATAACATTAATAGCTTTATTTTCCACAAAGCTCTCTTTGTCACGCTGTGGTACAATATTGGTAATTTCTTCTAGCAATGAACGTGTTTGCTTACGCATCAGTTAAAATCCTTTCTAATATTTATCCGATAAATACATAAAACAACGGAGTAAAATATGACTTTCCAAAGTACAAGATTTGATATGTCAGGGGTAATGAACAAATTAAGGGCTATTGCCGAAGATGGTGAAAATTCTATTCATCACGATCCTGGTATGGAAGCCGGCGGCAAAGAAATTGACAGTGCCAGCTTTACTAGAACCATGCAACGATTGTCATCTATCAAGGATGCTGTTGCAGAAGAGCATTTCAATGCACTAAAAGCTGGTATACGTGCGATGTATATGAATCGTAGACCTAATTTACAGCAAATGTCTGCTCTAATGGATTTGCTGGAAACAATGCTGGCATATGTTGCCGAAGACACTAGTTTGTTCCAGAGATTAAAAGCGGATTTAGCCAAAGAAGACAGAGAAGAAGCAAAACCAGAAGATCAAGAGGAAGAACCCAAAGTAGATGACACCGAAGAAGAGCCAAAACTTGCAGGAGCTCCAGAAACTGAAAAGCCTCCTGCAATGAGAGAATTAAAATAATTAGCTCTTTTTAAGCAGATCTCTAACAAAGTTGTTGCTATCCATAGTTCTAATAGACACTGTGGGTTCAACAACTTTTCCACTGTTAAACTGTTGACTTTGACGTTTTAAATTTTCATGCAATACATCTGCGGTAGTGGGTGCAGGTTCTGCATTTTCATCCAAGTCAGTGATATGCAAGGTATCTGTGTTGAATTGCAGTTCTACCTTGGTACCTACTGCGCTGGAACTACGAGTTTTCATAAACTGTATCTGTACTCGTTGCCGTTCACGCATTGTCATACTGTTAAAGATACCAATAACATTATCCGCTGTTTGAATCTTACTTAAACCACCACTGATATGACTGTGATCGAATTCCACACTTTCAACGGCGCCACGATTCAACTGACTCGCTGTTGCAAACAAATACTTGCCCTGTGTGGCAAGAGCTCGAAGTTCTTCACTGACATATTTGTCCTTGATAAACAAATTTTCAGCACTAACTTTAACGCTAACAGGATGCATCAGATCCAAGTAGTCTACAATTACGTAATCTATTTTGGCTCCACTGAAGATCTGGAATTCTTTAAGCCAGCTCTTTAAATCATTGACTGTTACACCAGGTGTGAGCTGAACAATTTGTAGTTTACCGGATTTTTTACCTATAGATCTAACCTTTAATTCAACATCATCCAAGTTTCTATAGATGTCCCTGGAAGGAACACCGGTTAGCATACTATCTATGCGCTTGCTACATAATCCTTCTGCTAGTTCTAGACTAAAATAAACTCCGTTAAGTCCTTGCATGGACCAGTGCAACGAAAGATTCTGTAAAAACAATGATTTACCGCCACCCGATGGCGCGGCGAAAATGTTTAACTCGCCTCGGTTAAAGCCGCCATATAACTTTTCGTCAATACTTTTCCAGCCTGTACTTACTTGTCCATTATTACTTCTCAGAGCTTCCAAGCGACCGCGAGGATCTTCAAAGTAGTCTGTACCAAAACTTCTTGGCAGACCAACACTGCTGGCATCTTTGATGAGTCGCTCAACTTCACCATATCGTTGTTTATCCAACAAGTCTGCACTTTTGAGAATGGCTTTCTCTAGGGCCTTGTGTCTAGCAAACTGTTCAAACTCTGTTAAGAACCATTCCCTGTGGCTGGCTGCTTCTCCGGGAATCTGTTTTAATTCCGTACCAGTTACTGCTGTGATTTGTTCTGTGGTTGGGCTATCACTGTATTTGTTGGCGTAATCTTTGATAAATTTTGCCGTATCCTGTAGTCCCCGAGAAAAATGCGTTTCGTCCAAGACATTTTGGCAGCGGCTCAGTAACTCCTTGTCGCTTACTAGAAACTCCAAAAATAGTTTTTGTAAGTCTGTGCTATATTCTTTAATTTCATCACTCATTGACAATATCTCTTTCCCATTAATCTTATTTTTGTTGGACTATGTTCTGCGGCCTGTAGTATGCTGTTAATAGCAAACAATCGTCCATATTTCATTACTGCGTCACTGACGTCTTTACAGTTTTCCCATTCTGGAAAACTTACACTCCAGCCATAGTCTGCGGCTCGTTCTACTAAGGGTCTTCCGCCCTTGTCTGCGTCTGGGATCACAATAGGTTCTATATTTAAGTCCTCGATCAACTGTGCTTGACGATCGCTTAGATTATTACTGCCAATACTTAATCCAGAGGTAAGTAGCGCATCCATCTCGCCTTCTGTGACAATAACAAACTGCCTGTTATCTCGTTGACGATCTAAACCAAATACATAGTCTGCAGGTGCCTTTTTATAATACTTAGAAAACTTATCAGACAATTCCCCTACAACGTGTCTACTTTGGAATCCCACTAGTCTGTTCTCATAGGTCAAAGGTAGTATCACTCTATTGTTTAACCCTGCATACTCTGAATCTGTTTCCAGCCAAACTGCTAGATTATAGACTTGTCTGTGTTCTAAGTAATCTATTTTTTCTGGATCTTCAATGGGCCGCACGTCAAATCCTAGACTATAATCGGGCCAGTTGGGTGTCCACGTTGGTTCTGGCTCCCTGTTTACTAAAGTTTCTACATCTGCTTGACTTAATAATTCTAGATTCAGTCGTTGCACTTCTGCTTCGTCAAAACCAAGTTGTCTAAGCAACTTACGCATTTTGAAACTTAGAGTGCGACCAGGTTGCCAACTTGTTTTATATTGACAGTTAAAACAGTGATAGCTTACTGCACCGTCGGGATTATACATTATGCCGCCGCGACGTTTTGTATCTGCTCTAGACTGTCCGTTGAGAGTGCACATTGGACAGTTGAAACTTACCCAGCCTTTGGGGCTAGGGCGTCCAGTCAATCTACTTCTAATTAATGTTTGTAAGGCTGCCATGCCTTACTATTTTAACTTCTGTATAGTATTTTGTCAACTGTTCCGGTGTTATCTCCGTCAGGGGTGAACATTATTTTGACCCAACGTGCACTTCCAAGAAAATTCCAACCTTGTATATCTGTGATCCCATCGAAATTGATCAGATATTCATTATTAACAAATTTCACTGGAAAGTAGTTGCCATCACTTTCATATTCTAAACTGATCAAAGCCTGCACGTTACCTTTGAACCCCGTAACCGATACCTGTATGGTATGCAAGGTACTGCTGTCATTTGGTTGAGAATTAGCTTTAACTGGCTGGCTAGTCCAAGTGCCGCTGGACTGTGTAAAAGTTAATTCAACGCTTGGAATGTACTTGGGATAAGCACCATCCATTAGCTCTATTTCCATGGTAGCTCTTCGATTGTTGTCTGTATATAAACTACGTGCTATGCCGTCAGAGTCGTAGACTACGGCGCTGATCTGATATATTCCCGGAGGCTTGTCTATTAAGTCACTGCTGAATACTGTGAACTCACAAAAGCCATCTTCGGGTTTGATAAGATCTGCTCTGCGTTGAATCAAAAGTTCACCGGTTCTAACTTGCATTAGGTTGATCATCACAGTCTTACCTAAAAGATTCACAGGTTTTCTATCTTGATTTTTTATATCAAAACCCAGTGTGCTATCCACACCTTTGTATATGGTCTTACGTGTTGTATTAAATGGCATATTGGTTGTCCTACTGTACCCCTGGGCGTCAATAAGTATGCTACGCTGTGGATATTGCAAAAATGAAATTGTATCGCTCATAGCTATATTTATTTAATTTTCACTTAAATGAAATGATAGCTAAATATTTCCGATGGCGAATCATACAGAAATATTAGAAAAATTCCCTTTCTTGAGCTTGTGCAAAAGCGGAGAGGACGAATTTCTAGGAATAATACAAAATTACACCAATACCATAGCCAGTGTTTACGTCTATAATGTATTAAATTGCATAGAAGACAAGCAGGGCTTTTTGGACTGCGGTGAAGAATGGTGGTGGGGCAGTAATAGACTGTTGCCCATAAACCTTGTCATAGGTCCTAAATTCAAACAATTTAGTTATTGTCTTAAAACATATAATGTAAAAGACTTTGAAATATTACATGGCGTACCGATTAGTCTTCAGAATATAATTACTAAACGTATCAAACGCAGACAGATACAACTAGTTCAAAAACTATAACTCATCTTATTCATTTGTAATACAATCGCTTGAGCATAACCAAAACTGTGACTACGCTTAAAATAGTAATCATCGTTGTCTGGTTTAACCCATACTTCACGCTCAACATCTGCCCAGCTTCTACCAATTAAATGCTTTTTACCAGGACGTATGCAAGCCAGCACCATGGCCAACTGTTCCAAGCTTCTAGGACGCATTTTAATTACGGTATCGGCGTGGCTGTGTATATGAAATAATTGTTCAATTATTTCTCTGTGCTCCAATAATTCCCAGATTGGTTCTTTTTCCAGCAAATTATCTATTTGATTATTACTTTCAAAATCACCATAGATACCAACATTAAGTAAGTCTATCTTAAACCAACCTCGATCTTCGGCCTGTTTATAATTTATTGTGGCCAGTCCTGTAAATGGATTCACCGGTACATTATGAAAATAAACACCTGTGTTATGTTTTCTAGGTTTGCCATTATCCAGTTGCATGGCTGGAATTGGCTTTAATAGTTCTACTATTTGCTCTCTATTGGCAAGGTCAATGTCGACATCTGTACTCATTCTTTGCGCCTACGTGCATTGATTACTTTATTATCCACAGACATCAGACGTTGCTCTAGAACTGATACTTTTTTCAGTAACATGCTGAATGCTTCTGCTGTAGGTACATATACTCTTTGTCCATCCATGGTAAACTCTACCATACCGTTGATAACTTTAAAAGTACTGCTTTCTATTTCTGAAGTGGTCTTCAGTAGAGCTGCAACTTGTCGTTTTTCTGTGTATTGATTCATAGTATTTCCGCTTCATTAAAAACTTTTTGCACCCAATCTCGTTCACCGGGGTCTCTTAACATTCTTGCTCGCCAACTCTGTGGTTCCACAAACTTAACTAAGTCTTCTACTTGCCCAGGTTCTAGCCTGTCAACTAATCTACTTCCTTGATCGGTGGCAAACAAACACCAGGGACTAAGCCTACCTAATTTAAAATCATGCACAAATTGCGCCGGTGGTACCAATTTAAAATATTCACGCCAGTCTCTATTTGTGCTTTCAGACCACTGCTTGATATGCAATATTGTTCTTTCTATTGCCCTGTCGGCAGTTTCTGTTCGCAGTTTTTGCTTGACATACTCATGAAGAACAAAAGACTTAGTCCAATCTCGCATCTTAATACTGTTAGTGATCAGATACCTAACAAAATCTTCTGTGTCTGATAAATTCAAATCTATCATATATTTACTTAACTTCATAAAGCCCGTAAAGTAAGTATTGGCGACAAAATCTTCATAGGGCCTGTCATGCTTAACATTGGCTATACTAATGCGTCTAAAAATTAGCCAGCTCTGATATGCGATACGATTGACTTTGTCATCTTTGCAGATTATTCTACGCTTTTGTTCACACATATGTGACATCAGCGTGGTTTCTCTAGCAAAGTCTCTGTTACAATATTTGCATTTAAAGGTCATTTGCACTGGCAATAATATCTTTGTTTTTAACGTTGAATTGTTCTAGCATATCTTTGGCGGACTTTTTATCCATGCCACTTAACCATATATCTAGTTCTTGATCACTGAGATGTGGATTTTGTGATGCTAGCCAATCTTTAAATGGATTTTTCTTTTTACGTTTTCCACTGGGAGGTCTGATAAATGGATGCTGAACACTTTGTCCACAGCCCACCACTGTCATCAATTTCCAGCGTAGCTCAGGATCCATGTCACTAAAATTAACATTAACTAGTTCATTGGTGTAAATTAGATAGCGTTCCAATACACCAGCATTACTGTGCTCGGCACTGCTTAGATATCGCATTATTAGCCAACCACTGTCGAACTCCTTGCGTTCTTCGTCATTCAGTGAATCGTAAAATTGTCTATTGCGCCGATCTGCACTGGGTAACACCCGCTTGAACATATCGAGTTTAGGTGGTTCCCTGTTCGTACTTGCTGTTTTCTTTTTAGTCGCCATGTGCTATTATAACATTTTTTCAATGCTAAGAACTTCCGGTAATTTAGTCGTTTCTTTTACAAAATATGCACACACTGGTTTATCGCCCTGTGTTAGTGGCACTGCTAATATATGCCCGTGTTTTAGTTTTGGAGTGAACCATCTAACATCTTGGAATACATTAATTATTTCTAGTGGCTTGAATTCCAGTCTAAAACTGCTAATTGGATTGAATACAAAGGCACTGAAACCTCGATCATTGACATTCATGATTGGAACTATTTCAGGGTCTCCGTGATCTGGTTCTCCGATTACAATATACCAATCTAAAGGTACTTGGATAACATAATCACCGATCTTTAACACTGCTGCCGGTGCATGAAACGTTTCCATAAAGATCAGTGGGACAAAATGATAATCCACGTTTTTAGGGTCATTCCAATCAAGAACTCCGTACCGAAGATCTTCTACTTCCTCTGGTAAAGAATTCAACTCAAAGGCTTCATTGTTAGAAGTTAGTACG